CTAGGGTCTAGGGGTGACCCTCTGCGCACCGTCCCCGTCCAGATAAGGAATGATAGCAATTCCGCCTTCTTCGGTGCGCAGCAAGATGTACTCGCGGTTCTCCCGATCGCGGACGATTGTCTGTTCCACGTCGTAGGGGGCGTCATAGAGCGGGCCGTCCGCTTGCGGCTTCACAGTCATTCCATCTCGGGGCGTGTCATAGACAACCGCAAGGTCGCTCCCCCTCTCCGCCGCACACGCGACCGTGAGGCCCAGGATGCAGGAGGCGGCGAGGATCGCAATCCCGATCAGGCCGTGCGCCTTCACGCGCTCCATCATGCGAGGCGCAGGTTGGACACGTTGATGGCGGCGGTTACCACACCGCCGCGACCGATGACGGCGCGAGAACCCTTGAGTTCCATCACCTGATAGGTACCGCTGACGGAAAGGTGGGTGCCTCGGACATCGACTGGGTTGGTCACGACAACCGTGGAGCCGACGCCGATGGAAGCGGGCTTCTGGGGCGCTGCGGGGGCGATCCCCTTCTTAATCCATAGGTCTCCCGCCTCGGGCTTGCCCGTGGGCTTGCCGACTGCCACGTAACGCTTCTGACCGCTCTGCGCACCTGTGTAACGGCCCCAAATCCAGCCGTCGGCTGAGACGTACCAATCGTCGAGGAGAACAGTCTGCCCCTTAGAATACTTGGCCACGATCTGGCCAGAGAGGGACGGCGCGCAGCGGACACGGCACCCGTCGGCTTGGCAGACGTACGTCCCGCCGAAACCAGTGCCCGTCTTGTCGGGCGTCGGGGCGGGCGTCTGCGGGACGCTCGGCACGGGGGTGCCCGCACCAAGGGCCTCGTTCACCCGGCGCGCAAGCTCGGGCATCTTGGACGTTAGGTAAGGTCCCATGCACGTGGTGGCCACGAACATGTAGTGCGCCGTGATTGTGCCGCTCTTGTCACCGGTCCACGTGAGGGAGCCGAGGCCGTGGCGTCGGCAGATGTCGATGGCGAGGGCCACGAGCGATTCGAACGCCTTGTCGGAGACGTGCCAATCGGGCGCTCCGCCGTCATTCGCGACCTCGACGGTGATAGCCTGGCGGTCATTCTCGTAGCTCGAGGAGGTCCAGGGACGCATTTTCTCGCGTACGTACTGAGCAGTTCGGCCATCGCTGCCGATGCCGTAATTCGCGGACGCGCCGCGACCTGGGTTCGCGAAAAGCCCGCCCATGGTCTCGATGGAGAGGTTGCCAGCCGCATGATGCGGGGTGAGCTTCACGATCTTTGCGCCACCACGACTGGAACAATTTGGGCTGTAACGCTCATACGATACGAGGCTGGAATCCGCCATCACTCATCATCCCCCTTGCCATCGGAAAGCTCCTCGAGCGTCTCCGCGCTCAAGGGGTTGCCGTCGACGTCGGTCCACTCGGGTACGTCCGTCTTCTCGTCAGCCATTTGCTCCTCCTAATTACGCTTTGCGAGGGGGCTTGTGCCTTCCTCGACCTCGGGCAGTCCGGCAAGGCTGGTGAGCACGGACGCCACGGCGGCAGATGCTGCAAGGGCCGCGATCTGGCCCCAGTCGAGTGCGGTGATTGCCACGACGGTCGTGCCCATCGCGGCGAGCGCGGCCTGAGCCGCAGTTTTCACCGCTCGCACAAAAGCGGCGGTGCACCAGCGCTTAATTGATTCCGTCTTCATTTGGACCTCCTAAAATCCGATATGCGAAGCGATGTAACCGGCGATCGCGGCCAGAACGCCGCCCCAAATCGCCCATGTCGCTTTGTCCCATTTGTCCGCGCTGCGCTGCGCCGGCCTTGCGGCAACGACATCAAGCTTTCCGCTGACCTGATCGACCTTCGATTCGATAGAAGACATCTGGCGGTCGCGGAACTTGTCGCGCTCGTTCGCGCGGATGAGCTGCTCCCTCATCTCGTCGATTTCACGACCATGCGTGGTGACACGGTCTTCGACGATTCCCACGCGCTCGTCCATGACGTCTATGCGCGTGGCGAGCAGCTTCACCTGCACCTCTGGCGGCTGTGATTCCATGCACACCCCTTTCCTCGATTGCAGGTTATCGAGGCCGTCAGATATGACGGCACCAGCCCAGCAAGGGCGAGGCGGCTGTGACATATTTGGGATTGCATGCAACCGTAAGGCGCACCACATCGGTGCGCATTGCCGTCGATAAGGAGCCGAACATGACCATCCCCGAGTTGACCGAGACCATAGAGGGCGCGTCCGCCGTCCTTACCGAAATCTCAACAGAGCATACAGACCCCAGGCTCGCGCTCGTGATCGCCGCGCTCGGTGCCTGCGCGGAATCGCTCGACCGCATGTGGGAGGACCGGGGCGCGAAATAGAAAAAGCCCCCCGCCACCCGAGGGCGGCGAGGGTTCGCGGTTCAGTCCAATCCGACCGCCGATTTATTCGTATCCAAGTCCAATCGCCAAACAAAAGCACCCCCTCCCGCGCGATGCGAGAGGGGGATTTGCTATGCGTACGTCAGCACGAGGTCGGTGTGACAATCGACCTCGGAGCCGATCGGGAAGAAGTCCGGGGACAGCAGCACCTCGAACTTTGGGCCTCCGGGATACGTCCGCTCGATGGAGAACTCGGCTTCGTCCAGCTCGACCGAGCCGTCGCCGATGGGGACGTAAACCATCCTGTGCTCCGCCTCGTCGTAACCGAGGTTGATGCGCACGAAGGGCTTGCCCCTCCTGCCGCACCCGACCAGCTTGTAACGCCCCGGCGCGATGGGGAACTCGAGGGCGAACTGCGGGTAGATGTCCTCGACCCGTCCGACCGCCCTGACCCTTCCGTCCTCGCAGCTGAACGTCACGCCGTTGTTCGCGATCGGCTCGGGCATGAGCCTTTCGAGGATGATGAGGTTAGTTATGGACGACCCCCCCCCCGCCTTGCTCGGCGGGACGAACCCGGCGGGGCGCGCGGAGCCTCGGACGAGCATCGGGTAGGACGTGAACCGCTGCGGTTCCTGCTTGCCGTTGAGCGATACGTACATCTCGACGTATGCGGCCCCATCGGGCGCGGTGACGGCCCGCTCGAACGCCGAGGGCTGATCGGGGATGATGCGCATGTCCGCGTCCAGGAAGCGGACGTTTAGGTTTACAACGGTTGCCCCGCCGAACTCGGCGAGGTAGTAGGTCTCCCCGACCCGCATGTCGGCGTCCGCCAACGTGCCGCGCCACATGACGTTGTTCCATTTGTGAGACGAGTCAGCACCGTCGTAGTCGACCAGCAAGCCGCCATCGTCGAGGAACCTGAATTCCATTATTGTTCCCGTGCCGCTCCATCGCCACAGGTTATCTAGGACCTGCCCCCCGAGAGCATACGGCACGTACTCGGCGGGCATGCCCTCGACCAGCATGGGCTTGAACACCAGGTCGATTTGCTGGCCGACCTTGTCCTGGACGTACAGCACGCAGAGGATGCTGTACGTGTCGGAGGGCAGGACGAAGGTGCCGCTGTTGAACTGCTCGCCGACCTTAGCCCCGTCGGCGCCGTAGAATGTGAGCATCGCGGACGTCCTCGCGTCCCCGACTCCGCTCTCGAGCGTGTAGGTGCGCCCGGGGCGCATGCCGAGCGTGCTCACGGCAACCTTCGCCGACGTGACGGAGCACCATGCGGATTCGGGGGTTCCCTTGCACGTGACGGTGCCGTCCTCGAGAATCGCCCACGCGAGCCCGTTCCTCGTCCCCTCCGTGGTCCTCTGCCAGAGGTTAGTTAGGGAGATACCCCCCCCCACCAGCGGAATCACGATCTGCCCGAAGTCTCGGCTGCCGATCGTTATCTTCTGCCCCGAATCGGCCTGCTTGGCGTTGACGCCCAGCGTAATGCTGCCGTCCACATCGACGGCGGCGCCGATGAATCGGCCAGCGAGCATGTACAGGCGCATGTTGTTGGTTCTCGCCGTCGCCGTGACGCCCGTCTGAAGGACCGCGAACGGCACGAACGTCTCCCTCTCGATCGTCGGCACCGTGATGGAGATGGACGAGTAAGGCGTCACGTACACGGCGAACGGCGTCACGATGTAGCCGATGTTGCCGGTCACGCCATCCGGCGCGACGCTCACGCGGAGGTTGCTCGCGGTGAGCATCCCGCGCAGCCCGTCCAGGGCCACCGACGTCGTGCCGTCCTCCGCCACGCTGATGCCCGCGCCCGCCTTGGGGCGCACGCCGTCCTTGCCATGCGTCAGCTGCGCGGTGGTGGTGCCCGAGCCATCGACCACGGTCAGCGTCGCGCCAGTGGGCGTCTGCTCCACCCTGGCGGTCGGCGAAACGCCGTCGTCACCGCGGTCGCCCTTGGGGCCTTGCAGGTTATGGAAGATGAAGCGCAGCGACTTGGACTGCCCCTCGCCCTCGACCACGACGTCCACGCGCGGGGTGCCGGTGCCGTCCTCGATGCTGGCGAAGGCGCCCGTGAAGCTGTCGCCCTTGGGGCCAGTCGGTCCCTCGGGGCCTTGCGGTCCCTCCGGTCCTCGGATGCCAGCCATGCCCGAGAGGTCCGCGATGTAGACGTAGGCGGAGTCTCCCTTGCACCACAGACCTGCGTTGTCGGGGTCTTCGACGTCCCCCGTGTCGATGATGACGAAGCTGCCGTTGGGAAGGCCGTCCTCGGCGAAGCCCGCCTGCATGGCCTCCACGCTCGCGTAGGTCTTGGACACCTTGAAGGCCTCGCCGGGGTCTCCCTTGGGGCCTTGTATGCCCTGGATGCCCTGCTCGCCCTGCGGCCCCTCCACACCCTGGATGCCCTGCGGGCCGCGCGGGATGCCGAGCGAGAGGGTCGCCCCGCGCTCGTCCTCGATGATAGACGCGGTGGCCTCGCCCTCGACGGTGGCGGCGTCCACGGCGATGATCCGCGCGCGGTACGCCTCGCGCGTGGCGATGCGCACCTCCTCCATGAGCTTGGCCCACAGGTCGGGCTGCTCGGGCGCGGGGTCGGTACCGCCCATCTCGCCCGACTCCACGACGGTGAGTGGCTTGGCCTCCTTGGCGGTGACGATGCGCGCGGACTCGCCGACGTAGCCTATCAAGCACATGCGGATGGCACCGGTGCGCTCCATGAGCGAGGATGGCAAGTTGAAGCCGCCGCCCTCCACCAGGATGCGCACGGGCTCGCCCGCGCCCGCCAGGACCGCCTGGATGCGGTCGCACTCCCGCCATTCCGCGTCGAGGTCGAGCGCGATGTAGTCGGAGAGCAAGCCGTGTTGGACGACCTCGCGGCCGTCCCATGCGATCTTGCGGGCGCGCACCTGGGCGGTGTGCACGAGCGAAGTCTGGACGAGCATATATGGTCCCCTAACTCACGATGAAATCGGTTTAGGTGGATTGTCCAGCCAGCGTCATATCAGCGAGCGAGCACACCGACGGCAAGAGGTCGGTGCATGTAGGTGTCTACCACGACCACGTCCCCGACCCTCACGCCGGTACAGGCCGTCGTGATGGGGACGCCCGTCACCTTCATCGGGAGCTTCGCCGTGCCGCCGTCCACATCGACCACGGAACCCCTCACCGCCTTCACGACCATGTAGTCTCGGCGGTAACGGCTGTCCTCCCCACGCGGCGCGTAGGCGCGTCCGATCGCCCTGCACTCGGCAAGCTCGGCGGCGTTCATCGTCTCCCCCTGTCATACACGCGCAGGCCGGCATCGACGGGGCATCCGCCGACGAGCGTCAGCACCTGCGTTCTCTCCTGGAACTTCCCCTGCACGTCACCTGACGCGTAATCCACGATCACCGTGTCGGCCAGCTTCACCGGGACGTACGCATGGCGCATGGTCACGCGCCAGACCACGGACTGCTCGGTGTCGAGGAGCGATTTCGCCTTGGCATCCGCCACCTTCTGCCTCTCCTGGTCGGAGGAGCCGTCTGGAAGCTCCGAGTAGGACTTCACACGCGTGATGGTCCTGCCACGGCTCACCGTGGACAGTGGGCTTCCAGGGTCTCTGTCCCACGCCTCAGCCGCTACCGCCCTGCCCTCTTGGTCGGGGCCGTAGTACACGACAACGTGGTTGGCGACATCGGTGTAGTCTCGCTCCTCGGTCATGTCGGCCTCGAACTTAGCCGTAGCTCCCTCAACGAACTCCCAGGCGGGCGCGATCTCGCTCGGCTCGCGGTACTTCTCGAAGACCACGCGTCCCATGGGGTCGGTGAAGGCCGACCTGAAACCAGCAAGCGAGAGCAAGTCGTTGACCATGGACAGCTTGGTATCCGTGTCCGTCGCTCCATCCGAGCCGATTCCGTAGCACCTGGTGCTCGAGAGCGTGTAATTGCTAGGCTCGCTCACGACGATCAGGCCACAGTCCTCGCACACCTTTTTCGCCCGCGAGACAGCGTTCTCGCCGCGCTCGACGGTCACGGGGGCCGCGAAGGCATCGTCCACCAGCTCCTGAAGACGCCCGTACATGCGAACCGTCGCAGTCGAATAGCCCGACCTAATTGACCGCGCTGGTATGACGGGGAGGAAGGTGCCGAGGACCACGTCCTCGGTCTCGCCGCCCGCCCACTCGCAGGTCATGTAGATGCGGACGAGATCGGGGCCGATGTCGAGCTTCTCGGCGATGGGGCACTCCGCGCTCTCCTTGATGTCCGTGTCCAGGTTCCTGGTGATGCGGCCTCCGCGAAGCGCGCGTATCACCTCCGTCTCCAGGCCGCTCTCGCGCGACACGCGCATGAAGCGGAAGCTGGTCATGGCGATTCGCTCATCCCACTTAGCCATTGATAGGAGCCTCCCATACCGCCTCGGTCACGTTCACCGACACGCCCCATTGCATGTACCGCGCGGCGGAGTAAGACAACTTCCAATCGGCCTTGACCCTGTACCGGAGGCCCCAGCAGTCCCTGTACCAGCACACGCAGCCGCCACGCTGTCGGCGCAGCGAATCGATGCGCTTGTATTCGCCCTCGTCCAGGACCACGTACGAGTGAGAGCCGCTCGCCGACATAGAGCCGTCGGGGTAGAAGGTCGGGAGACCGGGAGCGGACGGCCCGAGCGCGAAGTTGAACCATTCGCCGCCGTGGGACACGGTGCTGTCCGATGCCGTGTCCAACCTGAGAAGCAGGGCGCGCGATGCATCCGCACCGAAGTTGAAGGCCTCGCATCCGTCGGACGCCATGCGTGCCGGCACCTCGACCGTGGTGGCCGTACCAGCAGCGCTGTATGCGGTGACCAGATAGGTGTAATCCACGTTCAGCGGAGGCAACCTGTCGATGACCTCGTTGCCGCTCGCCAGGTCATCGATAAGCATCTCCTGCGAGCCGTCATCGAGCATGCGCGCCACGGACAGGCGCACGGTCGGCACCACCGTCAGCAGGGACTCCGGGCTGTCTCCCTCGCCCTTGTACACGACGATTCGCGCTGAGAGGTCGCCGAGCACGTTGGTGACGGATACCTTCGGCTCGGCAGGCTCGGCGTAGTTCGTGGAGATCAGGCGCTTGGCCTGTGCCACGAGCGAGTATCCGTCCAGCGCCGTGAGCTGGACGATGTACTTTCTCTCATTCTGGGGCAGATACGTGTCCACCGAGAACGAGTAGGAACGCGCATCGACCGGCAGCTGCGCGGAGTGGAGCACGTCACCAGTCTCGGTAAGAAGCCTTATCTCCTGGGAGCTGACGCCAGATGACGTGACTATATCCCACGTTGCCACGAACGGGATGAGGTCGATGACCTCGCCATCGGAGGACGGTGTGACGAAGTGCGCCGTGGGGGCGTTCTCGGCGTGGAATGTGCCCTGGGGGGACCACGCGCCCCAGGACGGGTCGAGGCCCTTCGTGCGCACTCGAACTAGGTGATCGCCCTCGACCGTCGCGCTTACGTCCGCATGAGATTCGGTTGTCACCTCCACGACGCTCGTATGGCCATTCGGGTCGGTGACCTCGACCTGGGCCGCTGTCTGCGCGGAACCGTCTGGGTGCGCCTTGGCCCAGGAAACTCGCACGGTGGCGGGCAGCGCGTAGACGTTGGCGAACTCGGAGAGGGTCGGGGCGTTCGGCGGGACAACGGTAGTGACAGTTCCAGATTCGCGGTAGCCGGAATACAGGTCGCCCTTCTTGGCCCGGACACGCGCCCTGACGGAACCGCCGCCAGCATCGACCTCGATGCTCGTGCCCATGCTCTTCTCGGCACTCCATCCGCCGCCGTTCAGCGAGAGCTGGTAGAGGTAGCTGTCCGCCCAGGGGCTAGCCGCCTCGATTGAGATGCGGACGCGGGTGCCGCCGATCTTGGCAAGCGAGACCGACTTGGGAGCGGCGGGCGTGGTGTAGACGTAGCCATTCTGGGTGCTGTAGCCCGAGTAGAGACCGTTTGTGGCCCTTACGCGGTAGTCATAGCGAGAGTTCCCAGAGATGCCCGTGTCGGCGTAGTTGACCGATGTCGCTCCGAGGGTTGCGATCTGCACCCAGCCGCCGTTGTTCGTCCTGCGCTCGAGCAGGACGTTCTTATAGGATTCGGCGGCGTTTGCAGCGATGCGCCACGACACGTCCGCCCTGCTGTCGGACTTGCGGACCGCCGTGCAACCGCTCGGCGCCGTTGGCGTGGTGTAGACGTAGGCAGGGCACTCCACGTAACCGGAATGCCCGCCCGGTCCCTTCGAGCGCACACGGTAGTCATAGCGATGGCCGGCCGAGATGGAGTCGCGGAAAGTCGTGTAGTCCCAGTTCAGTTCCTTTATCTGACCCCATCCGCCAGCGTCGATCCTGCGCTCGATAAGGACGTTTGACCACGGGTACGCGCCGTCCATTCCGGTGTAATCGCCGCTCCACTTGAGCACGGCGACATCGTCGCTTTCGCGTTCAGCCGTGAAACCAACCGGAGGCTTAGGTGCCGAGTAGGGTATGCCGCCGATCCAGACGTTGCAGTTTGCTCCGGAATCGCCGACCTGGAATCCACCTAGGTGGAAGCCTCCGTAGCAGCCAACGTTCCTTCCGTCGCCGTAATGCTTGGCAACGGTGAAGTCGCGGACGAGCATGTCCTTCGTGACCGTCTGACCCCTGCCAGCGTACACCCCGCCGACGCCGACCCATCCGCTGGACTGGCCATCGCAGCTCACGCAGGCGGTGTTGCCGTTCGCCACGTTGAAGCCATATGCGAGCGACTGCCAGCGGGCCACCACTCGAATGGTTGCGGTCGTGGAGGTCTCGGACTGAACCCACGCCGCGACGCCGCCTCGCCAGTTGCGGACGTTTCCGCCCCATGCCTCTGCCATTATCGGACTCCCATACTCCTCGTCAGACCCATCTCGCCGAAGATGGCCCTGACGTATTCCATGACATTCTCGGGGGCATCCCCGATGTTGGTGCCGTTGATGTTGAGCGTGTAGTTGTATGTGGCGCCGCCGCCGAAGCTGCCGCGCTGAGTGAACCCTGCGCTCTCCATGAGCATGTCAGACGCGTCAGACACCAGCTTGGAGTTGCTGCGCATGCCCCTGGCGAAGTTCTCGGCGAGGTGACGGCCAGATGTCTCGCCGCCCTTCTCGATACCGGAGAATGGACCGTCCTTCGGTACGGAGAAGCCCATGTTGCGCTTCGCCGCGTTGACGAGGTTGATTGCGGACTGCGCGACTGAGCCGACGCCGGCGCCGATGCCGGCGGCGAAGTTGTTTGACAGGTGGTTGCCCCACGTCCAGGCGCTGCCCTCGTGCTTGTTGATGCCGGATGCGGCGCCAGCGACCTCGTCGGCCTTCGCCTTGACCCTGCCCTTCGAATCGCCCATGCCGGTGGCGTACTTCTCGACGGCAGCGCTCGCGGACGTGCGCATGCGCCCCTTCATCGCGTCTATCTCGGCCATGGCGGTCGCGGAAAGGCCGGACGCAGCCCCCTGCACCTTCGGGTCACCCGACGCCATGCCGGCGGCGAGGTTGTCGGTCGCTTGCTTTCCCTTGGTGCCGAGCTTGATGCCCATGTCCTCGACGGTCTTAACGATGTTCGCGGTCTTGCCGTCCCACGATGTGACGAGCTGCACGAGCTGCTCGTCATTGAGGTTCTTGAAGTCGGCCACGGTGATTCCCGCGTCCACGACCGATGCGGCGAACAGGTCCACGTCCCCGCCGATGGTGTTCATCGCCGAGGTGACGGTCGGCGAGGCGGCTACCAGCTCGGCGAGGCTCTGCGTGGAGCCGTCGGCGGCGGACGCCTGCGCGGCCATGGACGAGGTCACGTTGTCGATGGCGGTGTTGCACGATTCGAGCGCGGCCTTCGCATCATCCAAGCCGCTCTTGTGAGCCGCCTCCGCCTCGACGCCCTTCCATGCCGCCTCCGCCATCTCTCGCGTCGCGCCGGCGCAAGTGCGCATGTACTGCTCGACGTACGCCTGCTTACCGCCTGTCTCGGCGAGGCGGTCGTTGTAGTCCTTCTGCGCCTGAGCGAGGGCCGCGATGTCCTGCTGCTGCTGTTGGTAGAGCGCGGACAGGTTCTGCTGCTGCGCGTCGAGCCTGATCTGCTCCATCTTCTTGTTTACGTAATCGCCGATGGAGGTGGTCACATCGTCTATGGCGCCGTTCTCGTCCGCCAACTTGCCGTTGACGAGGTCCGTCACCTGTATCTGGGAGCCTGTCATGTCGTTGACGGTCTGCACGGCGGTCTTGAGCTTGCCCTGCGCGTCGGCGGACAAGCCGCTCTGATTTGCGTACTCGGCGATGCTCTTGTATGCGGCTTGCAGGTGCGCGATCTGGCCAGATGCGCTGGTGTTCGTCTCCCCGATGGTCGTGGCGAGCTGCGCTTGCGATTCGATGACCGAATCGAGGTCCACCTTGGCAGCGCCGGCGGACTTGCCGTACTCCTTCAACGCGGACGAGCCAGCGTTCGCGGCGGAGATTCCCTTGTTCGTGGCATCGACCAGGCCGTCGGTGGCGGCTGTGGTCAGCCTCTCGTTCTCCTCGACCTCCTTGAGGTTGGACGCGATGGCGGCTATTCCCCCGATGACGAGCATCGGGGCCATGGTCGCAAAAACAGCCTTCAGCGCGGTTCCCGCCACGGCAGCGGCCTTCATGGCCACGGAGGACGCGGTGACCGCCGTGGTGCTCGTGGTGGCCGCTGCGGCGGTCTGCTGGAAGCCCTGGACGGTCCCCTTCGCGGCGTCCATCTGCCTCCTGCGCTCCGCCACCTCCTGCTTGAGGGATGCGACGGTCTCCTGATTGGCCTTCGCCCCCTTCTTCGTCTCGCGCTCCAACTTGTTGACGGACGAGTTGTAGAGACTGGTCTGCTTATTCGCCTCGCGCACGGCGTCCGTGTACTGCTTCACGCCGCCAGCGGCCTTCACGTGAGGGTTCTTCTCGAGCGCCTTGGCGAGCTTCGAGTTGCTCGCGTAGGCCTCGAGCGATTTGACGTTAGACGTGGTCATGGCATCGGCGTATACGCCGACATCCTGCTTCAACTTGCCGTAGGCCGTGCACATGGAGCCGACGCCCTTGACGATGCGCCCAGACACCGAGAGCACGGGGCCGGCCGCTGCGACCATGAGGCCCATGGTCACGATGGAGGACTGCGTGCCCTCGTCCAGCTCGGAGAAGCTGTCAGCGGCCTTGCCCACCGCGTTTGCGGTGTTGGTCACGACCGGGGCGAGGGCACCGCCGAGCTTGACGGAGGCGGTCTCGATGGAGCCGTTCATCTCCTCGATTGCCCGCTCCGTAGCGCCCATCTGCGAATCGGCGAGGCGCTGCGCCGCCGTCTGGTCGTTAGTCGCGGCGGTGTACTTGCGGATGCCCTCGGTGCCCTGGTTCATCATGACGAGTGCCGCACGGGACGCGTCTGCGCCGAAGATCGTCTGCATCGCGGCATCGCGGGTCGCGGAATCGAGGACGGACATCTTCGATGAAAGCTCCCCGGCGATGGAGGCCGCGTCGAGCATGTTGCCATCCGCGTCGCGCACGTTGATGCCGAGCGATTCCATCATCGCGGCGGCCTTGTCGGTCGGCGCGGACAGGCGCTGCAGCATAGTCTTGAGGGACGTGCCCGCGTCGCTTCCCTTGATTCCCGCGTCGGCGAAAGCGCCGAGAACTGCGGTGGTGTCCTGGACGGACCAGCCTGCGGAGTTGGCCTGGGCGGAGACCTGGGACAGACCCTGCGTGAGGTCGGACACGTCGGCGGAGGACGCCGCCGCAGCACCAGCCAGCGCGTTCGCGGCACCTGCGGTCTGGTCTGCGGAGAGGTTGAAGGCGCCCATGGACTGAACGACGGTGTTTGCGGCCTCGGACAGGCCGATGCCGCCAGCCGCAGCCAGGTCCATGGTTGTCTTGAGAGCGCCCGCCTTGATGTCTGCGGCTGTCAGACCGCCCTTGGCAAGCTCCTCCATGGCGGCGCCCGCCTCCGATGCGGAGAAAACCGAGTCTGCGCCCATCTGCAGCGCGAGCTGTCGAAGCTCGTCCATGTTCGCACTGGGGTCATCCAGAGCGCCCGAGACGCGGGACATGGACGATTCAAAGTCCATGGCCGTCTTTGATGACGCGGCGCCGATGGCGAGGAGCGGCGTGGTGATGCCCATGGTCATGGCATCGCCGGTCTGCGCGATCTTCTCGCCCGTGTTGTAGATCTTGCCCCCCGCCTCTGCGGAGGTGGCGCCCGCCTCCATCCAGCTCTTGGACATGGAGCCTTCGGCGGCTGCGGTGCGCACCGCAAGGCGCTCTAGGGACTTCTCAGCGCGGTCTATGGCCGCGCCGTTGTAAGCGCCTGAGATGGCGATTGAGATTGAAGCCTTACCCATTGAGGTACCTCTTGATGGTCTGCTCGATTCGCGTCTCGACCGCCTCGGTAACCAGGGCCTCGTTGTCCAGGACGGACCTCACGAGGGCGCGCGGCGGCTCGCCAGACGGCACACCGATCGGCTTGCCCCTGCGACTGCCCTTCTGGTAGACGGCCCCGTGGTGCGCGAACTCTATGGTTCCAGCGCCGGGGTCGCTCGAGACGATCTTCACGCCGTTTGAAATGGCCCGCATGGCCATGCTCGAGGCGTAAGCGCCAGTGCGGGCGATGGACATCGCGTTGCTTCTTGCGTCTTTGAGGATGGGGCGGGCGTCCTCCTTGAGGCCGCGCTTGAACTCGCGCGGAATCTCGCGGTCTATGTCCTTGAGCGCCTTGATGGTCTCCGTCAGACCACGCGCCTCGATTCTGATTCCACCGCGATGCTCGTACACGCCTACCCCCTGTTGAAAATCCTGGAAACCCTTTCTTTACGCGCCTCCGCGTCGGCGAGCCTCTTGCTCGCCTCGCCCTGCTCCCAAAGGAGGTCTACGAACTCGTCGAAGACATCGGGATGCTCGCTGTCCAACCTCGCGAGGTCGTAGGGCGAGCATCCCGTGGAGAGGGCCAGTCGGGCTATTCGCGCGGCGCGTCCGGCAAAGGGACGGGGTTGTCGCTGATAAGCAGGTCGTAGTTGTCGGCGATGTAATCGACCGCCTCATCGTCGGTCATGCCCTCGACGCCGAGTTCGGCCAGGGCCTTTGCTCGCTTCGCGGCGTGGTAGCCCCATGCGAAATCGGTCCGCTGCTCGTTGCTGCCGCGCTCGGGCCACGTGGCACCCTGGTCGAGGGCGTCCCAGATGGCGGTGCGACCGCCGTCAAGCTCGGTGACCTTGCCGGTGTCGGTGTTGGTGAACTTGAAATGGAACTTCATGTCTCCTCCTATGCGTTGTAGCGCTCGACCTTGTTGATGACGGTGATGGTGACGGGGGTGCCGTCGGAAGAGGCGATGCCGATGTCATCGGCAGAGAACTCGACCTCTGCGGAGCCTCCCTCGGGGTTCACCTCGGGCATGGAGAAGTTCCACGGGACGTTCTTGAACTCGACCTCGAGGCTGCACTTGGGGTCATCGGTGTGCGTGAACTTCCACTTGGTGGAGCCGCGCACGATCTTGCTGGACACCTTGGTGCCGCTGTCGGAACCGGTGAGCGCCTTGCGCATGAGCGCGAAGTCCTCGGGCACGACGGTCACGGCGAGCTTGGTGGTCAGCTTCCCCTCGGAAAGGAGCTTGGGCACGACCTGGCCAGCGCCGCGCTTCGGCTCGATGGCGTTGGACAGCTCGAAGTTGCCCTTGGTGACGATCGCCTCGGTCGGGACGTTGGTCGCCGTGTCGATGGTGAACTCTCCGCCGGTGGGGATGAAGTAGCCGTCGAAGCAGCTGGGCTGGACAACCTCGCCCCAGGTCTGAAAGAGCGTTGCATCGATGCCAGCTGCGGTCACGCCGATCTCTACGGGTGCGTTGCCCTCGAAGCTGAGGGACAGGACATCGACCTTGCAGCCATCGACCTTGTGCACGGTCTGCTGCGAGGTATCGCCGATCTGGCCCCAGAAGGTCAGGAGAGGAAGAGCGGAGCCGAGCGTGATGACGTGCTTGTGGTATCCCTCGCCGCTCGTCTCGGTGTCGGGCGTGGACACGATGTTGCCCATGGCTGCGGCGGCGTAGAGCGGCAGGGAGTCCGCGTAAGCGAGGGTGTTGAAGTCGATGCCCATGTTCACCTCGGAGACGTAGGCACCGTTCGCCGCGTTCGCGCGCATGCCGCAAGCCACGGGCTTCTGCTCGATGCCGCGCTCAGGCTTTACCAGACCGCCGCCGGTGAGGCCGTGCTTGATCTTTGGCTTGGTCGCGGGGGTCTTGCCGTCCTGCATGGCGACGCCGAGCATGCCGATGGAAGTGTTAATCATTGACGTTTCCCTTCTTCTTGGGGGGCGCGATCACGCCCTGCCGTGTAAGAGCCTTGATGAGCGGGGCCGGCGCCACGACGCGCTGACCCTTCTTGAACTGGTATCGGACGCCGTTGAAAATGGCGCTCGCGTCGGTCTTTGCGATCACGCGACAACCTCCTTGAATCGCTGCTGACATTTCGAGAAGACCGTGCAGCGGACGCCGACGGACGCCGCCGCCATGTGGTACTTGGAGCTGTCGGGGGACATGCCAGCCGCCTCGACGATGGGAAGGGCGTTGTCCACCGACATGCGCAGACACTGGTCGGCCATGACGGCACCGAAGACGGCGTCCACGTAGGCGAGCATGGTGTTCGCCGCCGTGGCCTGATCGGCATGGCGGGCGAAGCACATCACGTGGACGGTGAAGTCGAGCTGTCCTGCGCCTGGCGCGGCGCGACCGTCGTAGCTCGCCGTGTCGACGATTGAATCGACCGCGATGTAGAAGGGCGGCTCGTTCGTCGGGAATCCGTCGAAGACCTTCGGCTGCAGGGTTCCCGGGTACAGCTCCGGGAAGGCCTCGCCGACCTTGCTCATGCGGCGGTACATCTCGTCGCGAGCGGCCTGGAACGTCACCACAGCACGTTCACCCCCCTGCCGAACTGATCAATCGCGGCGTTGACCTCTGGGATGTCGGTGAAGCCGTCCTGACCAGCCGTAGTGAAGCGGATGAATCCCGCGTCCGTGCTCTCCCCCGTCGCTCCGATGGGACGGTTGGAGGGCCTGAGCATGTACGCCGCGAGTTCAAGCACGGCGCGGGACACCTGGGCGGGAATGTCACCGAGGCCGTAGATGTAGGAGACCTCGGTTGGATGCGGGCTGTCCTTGTAACGCACCGCCTGGCAATCGGATACGAGCGTGTACCCCGGGGTCAGCATCTCGTCCACGTCGTAATGGTCGAGCTGGATGCACGAGGTGCCGCTTCCCTTGTAATCGACGGTCTTGCCGACGCGCCGCACGAAGGAACGGTGGGCGTTGCGCTCGAAGACCTCGGTCGCCGCCTGACGGACCTCGTAAAGCTCCGCCTCGGGCAGCGAATCGAAATCATCCTGGCCGTCCCCGTACGCCCTGAGCGCATCGAGGTTGAAGTAATGGCGCGTCACGACCTCGACGCGCGTCGTGAACATGACCTGATCTCCGACGAACCAGTCAACGGTAATCAGGTCCGGTGCCTTGACCGCCGGCAGCGTTGCCGCGTTGCCCTCTACAGGAAGGCCCTGCTCCCCACCGATCAGGGGGTGCAGGGCCGCTTTGCTGATGGTCAGATCAGTTTCCAGTTGGAGGGTGGTCGCTTCAGACGCCGCCACGCGGATTGTCGAATCCGGTGGGACGAGCATTAGTCCTCCTCGACTGCCTTGCCGCGCGGCTTGCGCTTGGGCTTCTCAACGGGCTTCTCCTCGGTCAGGAGGCCACGGAGCGCGGCCTCCTCCTCGGACATCTCCTCGCCCTCGTAAGCGATCAGGTAACCGTCTCGGGTCACGCGCTCCTTGCTGACGAACATATGCGCTCCTTATGCAGCGGCCTGGTCGAGGTCCGTCTTCTTGGCGAGGCAGAAGGCGTCGGGGTAGCGAACCTGGAGGGCCTTGGTGTGCTCGGCGAGGATGGACAGCTCGTTCTTGATGAACTGGTCGTTGTAGTAGCCAAGTTCGACGGTGGTGCCGCCGTGGATGGCGCGACGGCGGGCGGCGAAGGAGTCGTAGACGAGGATGCCGGGGCAGGACTCGTCCTCGATGACCTTCATGCCCCAGTACACGTCGGAGCCGAGGGTCTGGTACAGGCCGGTCTCGGTCTTGTACAGGTCGATGGCCTCGCGGACCTCGGGGCTGACGCAGACGTGGGTCGGAACGCGGCGGGAGCCGGTCATGACCTTGGTGCGCATCATGCGGATGGCGTCGAAGTAACGACCGCCCATGTGGGTCTCAAAGGCCTGGATGCCGACGGTGTTCTCGATGCCCTTGATGCCGGTGCCGGAGTTGCCGTTCCAGTACTTCGCGTTGGTCTTGGCGTCAAGGTCGAGCAGCAGGTCGTGCTCGATGATGTCGAGCAGCTCGTCGTAGTCCATGAGTGTGTCCTTGGACACGGGGACGTAGCCGGCGATGGTCTCCTTGTTGGCGACCGCGTCCTTCCAGGCGTAGATGACCTGCGCCTTGGTGGCGGAGTTGCCGGAGGTGACGCCGCCCCAGGTGTCGGGACCGCCGCTCTCGTTGGACTTGTCGCGCTGCTTGTAGGAGATGGAACCTGCGGCGGGGGTCTCGAGGAGGGTCGAGGCGAAGTTCTCGAAGGCGGTCGGAAGCTTCATCGGAAGCTCAAGCTCGATTTCCTTCGGGCCGGTGACGGAAACGACGGTGGTCTCGTTGCGCTCCGCAGCGGTCTTGAAACCGAGCTCGAGGCCGTGGAACTCGTCGCGGGCGCCGAGGATGCGCATGCCGAAGGTCTCGTTCTGCGCCTTGGGCTTCGGCATGTGGCGAAGCGCGTCCTCCTCGTCGAGGACGTGGTTGAGGGTCGAGTCGATCTGCTCGATCTGGCCCTGGATGATGAGCGCCTTGTCCTGGTTCTTGTCATCGACGGCGCGGCGCTGCTCTTCGGCGAGGCGGTTTCGCTCCGCCCAGAGCTGCTTGGAATTGAGGATTGCCATGCTCTACTCCTTTACTCGGTAAATCCGATTTCCCAGCACGAGGAGGCGGCTCCCCTCGTTGTCGGGAATGTTATTTGCGGCGTGAGATTCGGCCTCGAGCTCGTCCACGGCGTCGGGGACGTGCTTGAATCGTGCGAGAATCGCGCGGTCGATGGACGCCGCCGTGCGCTGCTCGGTCTCAACGACCTCGTCCGCAAGGCCGACCTCGACGGCGGTTTTGGCGTCGTACCACGTCTCCTCGTCCATTGCGGCACGCACGTCCTCGAGGGCCATGCCGGAGCGCGCAGAGATGATCTGCGCGATTGTGGCGTCGGTCGATTCAAGGCGCTCAGCCGCGACCATCAGCTCTGCGGCGTTGCCGCACGTGTACGTCCACGCGTCGTGAATCATGAGCTGCGAGTAATCGGTCATTACCACCTTGTCGGCCATGACGGCGATGTAGGAGGCGGCGGATGCCGCGATGCCGTCGATGTAGGCGGTTGTCTCGCCCTCGTAGCGCTGGATGGCGGACGCGATGCCGAAGCCCTCGTACACGTCTCCACCGCACGAATCGATGCGGATGTCGAGCGGCTTGGGGCTTAGCTCCTCGAGCGTCTTGGAGAACGACTTCGCGGTGTTGGACGAGTCGGCGTCCCAGAAATCACCGCCGATCGTGCCGTATAGGTACACGGTCGCTCGCTTCGCCTCGTTCTTGACCTTAAACATTCGGGCCTCCCGTCCCTGTCTGGCTCCCGTCACCGGGTTGCGTCGGCTTCTCTGCGTTTGTCGAGTTGAATACGTTCACGGTGCCGTCCGCGTTGACCGTGCCGTAGTTGAGCGGGAACAGCGGAAGCTCGATGCCGTCCACCGGGTCGAAGTCCTCGAGGTCGCGTACGTCCTCTCGCGTGATGGCTCCCAGGTAGCTGAGGTCGCGGTAGTACTGCGTTCTCGTCGCGTCATCGCCTCGCATGAGGCCTTGAACGCGGAACTTCGCCTGGGCGTTCGGAAGCCCGCACGATGCGAGGACGGGCTGCAGCGCCAGCTCGATGCACCTCACGTCGGGGACGATGGTCTCGGTCACGTAGTCGATGTTCGACTGCTGACCGCCCGCGTAGCTCGTCTGATCGCCGTCGTAGACCTTCCACGGCGGGACGTTGCAGGCGCGGCAGACCTGATGCAGCACCCATTTCTGCTGCTCGATCACCGATGCGTCCTTCATGGTCTGCTGGTCCGCCACCCATTTGGCGCCGTAACCGAAGATGGGCGCGCGGCCCGCCTCGTTGATGCCGCTCTTCATGTCCACGGCAGTGCGGAGGTTGCCCAGCTGCTTCTCGTTGAGGTTGCCCGACGCCTCGACATGGCCGAGGTGGTGGTTCCCGTTCCGCAGCATCGAGCGGTAGAAGCGCTCGAGGTCGAGGGACAGGCCGATTTCCTCAGCTGCCATCTTGGCGAGCGAGTAGCCCTTGACGCCGTCCTTGGTCAGGTGAGTGGAGATGTTCACGACCTCGTCGCTGTAGTAGGTGCCAGCCGGCACGTGCTCGTCCCCAGGCGCCACCGTGTAGGTTGTGCGATAGCCCTTCGGCGCGGACGGGTCGTAGTGGTGCATGACGGATGCCGTAATGGGCCAGATGGCGATGGGACGGCCCTTGACCCACTCTACGTACCAGTAAGCGTTGCCGAAGGTGTCCCTGCGGAGCACCGTCCACGCCATCAGGGCGGGCGCGGTCATCTCCTCGTTCGGCATGCCGTTGAGTAGGCGGGCGAGCGGGTGGTTCGGCATGCGCTCCGAGCCGCCACGGCGGTGGTTGACCACGCTGAAAGGCAGGGAGGCCATGGAGCGGGCCTTGGTCTGCTCGCATGCGGCGTAGTCGATTGACATGAGGGCACCGTAGCCCGCAGGGGTCGGCGCGAATCCGTCGGGGAGGTTCACCCTCACCACGTCCTGCTCGACCCCCTGCTTGTAGAACATGTTGTAGAAGAAGCCCATGTAACCCCTTTCTTCGAGGGGAATCGTATGGGCGGCGTGAGATTAGTAGATGTCCGGTGCGTCCTCCGAACCCTGCACCAGCTTCTCGTACGCGAGCGCCGCGATGCCCAGTGCGATCGCCGCGTCGATTTTCGATTTGCGGGCGTCCTTTCCGAAGCGGGTGCCGTAAGGCTCGCGGTCCTCCTCGACAGTGTTCGCCAGGTGCTCGCGCAGCTTCTTCTGCCCCTTGAGCTTCAGGCGCTTGTCCTTCACGAGGTTCATTACGATGGAGGTCGCTTGGCACATCGTGGCGTTGTTCTGCGCGAAGCTGGTTGTCTCGATGCCGTAGACCTCGTTGAGCTGGTTGGACATGACGATCATGCGGTTCGGGTCGATGCCAACGACCTCGGGGTAGTGCTCCTGGCACACTCCGGCGATAAGCTCCATGATCTGGTTCATCGGGTAATGCCCCGTCTCCTCGTCGGGCGTGTCGAAGACCCACGACTTCGTGAAGCCGATAAGTTTTCCGCTCTTGTTCTTGCGCTCCTGGAAGGCCACGATTGCGAAGCTGTCGCCAGCCGTCGCGCCGTCGATGCCCATGGTCCACGGCTTCGAGAAGTCGAAGTCGTTCTTGCCGCGCTCGCAGGTGTCGAGCTGCTTCGCGGTGAAGCAGCTGTACTCGCTCTTGTCGTTCGGGAAGCGGTTCGCCGTGTACCTCTCGAACTGCCGCTTGGATGCGGCCATGCCGCGCTGGTCCTGGATGCTCTCCCATGTGACCCACGACGCGACCATGAGCTTCTCCCACGCCCTGCGGTCATCGATGTTGTCCTTGTCATCAAGCCCGAGCCAGTAGACGTACATGCCGGGGTCTGAGCCGGCCTTCTGCAGCGTGTCCCACAAGAAGCCGTCACGCGAATCGCCAGCCGTGGTGATGCCGATGGTGATTGGGTTCCACAGCACCTTCTGGCCCTTAACGCCGGCATCCCAGACGGACGAGTCTCGGTACACGTGCATCTCGTCGAAGATGAGAACGTTGAAGTGCCACGATTCCAGCGCGTCGGGCTTGTTGGGGAGCACCATGATTCGCGCACCCGTCTCGGTGTGCGAGATCACGTCCTTCCCGATGTTCCACTGCTCCTTCCACATCGGGTTCAGCTTGATTTGCGTGGCGATCTTCTCGAAGAGGTTGCGCACCTGGTCTTTGGAAGACGCGACCACGCCGTACTGGCCGTTATGGATGACCTCCATCGTGGCGATGGTCATGAGCGCCGCTGACGCGAACTCGGTCTTTCCGACACCAGATGGGAGGCAGAAGATGAATCGGCGGTACCTGCGGCGGAACCTGCCGCCGTCCATCCGCCCGCAGGCGAACATGGGCTTCCACATGTTCTCGCGCTGGAAAGGCTCGAGCAGGAACGGCTTCCCGTAGAACTCGTCGTTTGAGATGTGGTGGCACATCGAGGACAGGCAGCGCTCGTAATCGCGCGCCATCATCAGGCCCTCTTTGGCGTATTCGGTCTCAGTCCGGTACATCCTCAATCACCACCTCGCTTGCGGGGAGTTCATATGCCGCGTCGATGCTCTTGAACATCGCGCTCGTGTCTGCTGCCGTCTTCACCGTGGTCGCGTCCATCAGCCCGATGCGGGAGCGGGCAAGCGGGGACAGGCCGAGCATGTCTGACAGGGCGCATATCTCCGAACTCGCCTCCTTGAGGATGGTGAGCGCCGGGTTCTTGCGAACCAGCGGCACCTCCTTTCCGTCGGGCGTCTTGTAGGGCTTCACGCCTATCTTGTCGAAGATGTTTATCTTGCCGCCCTCGCTGTGGATGGCCTGCTCGGCCTGTTGTGCCACGGCATGCCAGTAGGTCAGGAGGCGCAGCGTCGGCACGTCCTGCTCGCTGAAGTTGTTCACAGGAGGGGCGAGCCACGCCCATATCTCGCTCTGCACGGGGTCTCGCTGGATGTCTGGCGGCATCACGACCCCCACGCCGTCTGGTGCGGCGAGGCCGTAGGCGTCTGACAGGCCCCTTCGAATCGCGTTCTGCTTCGGCTTCGCGCCCTTCACAGGCCCTCACCCCTCAATGCGTCCTCCATCTTCTTCGCTGCCCTGCGCAGGTGGATGCACAACGGGGATGCGGTCATCATCGATGCGCGCGACATGTCGCTCGCGACAACGTGCGCCCTCTGGACTACCTCGAACACCTCGTCTTCGCTCATTGCGGCGGATGCGGCGGGCGGTTGCAGCTCGCCCTTGTACTCGTAACCCCTGTGCGCGCGCGAGCGGCACGTGACGGAGCAGAACCGCGCCGTGCTCCGCTGGGCCTTGAACTCGCGCCCGCACACCTCGCATTTCTTGATCATCAAACTCACTTCCCGCACGTCCCTGACGGACGGCATGCAATCGGCCATCTTCAGCCGCTTTGGGTAACGGAGCATGCCGCCCGCCGGGAACGTGCGGGTCGGGCTACTCCGAGACGAGAACGGCCTTCTCCCCCGTCAGCTCCTCCCAGCGCGCGATGATCACGTCGCAGTAATGGGGGTCGAGTTCCATGGAGAGGCACTTGCGACCCGTCTCCTCGCAAGCGATGAGGGTCGAGCCGGAACCGCCGAACACGTCGAGAACCGTGTCCCCGCGCTTCGTGCTGTTCTGGATCAGGTACGCCATGAGGCCGACGGGCTTCATGGTCGGGTGCTCGGCGTTCGCCGACGGCTTGTCGAACTCGAGGACAGTGCTCTGCTTGCGGTCCGAGTACCAGTTGTGCGCGGCACCGTCCTTCCATCCGTACAGGCACGGCTCGTGACGCCACTGGTAGTCCTGCCGACCGAGCGCAAAGGTGTTCTTCGCCCAGACGAGGCACTCGCGGATCGTCATGCCCGACTGCTCGCAAGCCTTGAGGAAGTTCATGCGCTGGTTGTCCGCATGCCAGATGTAGAAGGCGGCACCCGGGTTCAACGCCGCCATGGCGTTGTCGAAGGCGGATTTCAGGAACTGCACGAAGGCATCCTCGTCCTCCCACGAATCGTTCTCGATAACGAGGCCGTCCGTCCTGCGGTGGAGCTGCTTCAGCTCGGACGGTCGCATGTGCTGTCCGAGAGCGACGTTGTAGGGAGGGTCGGTCAGGAGTAAATCACAGAACCCCCCCCCTCCACGAGCTTTTCGACATCCTCGCGGCACGTTGAATCGCCGCACATGATGCGGTGCGCGCCGAGCTGCCATATCTCGCCGCGTTTAGCGCGGCACTCAACGACTTCGGGCATCTCGTCATCTTCGGCCTCGACCTCATCGGCCATGCCGACCATCTCATCGGTGAATCCGAGGGAGGTCATGTCGAACTCGTCCGATAGGACATCAAGCTCGTAAGCGAGCATGTCGCTGTCCCAGCCCGTCATCATCGTGGTTTGGTTGTCAACGAGCGTGTAAGCGCGGCGCTGCGCGTCCGAGAGGTCATCGCACGACACGCACGGGACCTTCTTCATGCCGAGGTTCTTCGCCGCCGTGATTCTCGCGTGTCCCGCTACAACTTCCAGTATGCCGTCGGCGTTGCGCCAAACGATCACGGGGGCGCGGAAGCCGAACTCCTTGATGGACGCTTCCACCGCGTCGATTTGGGCGCGGGTGTGCTCTTTGGCGTTGTTCTCGTACGGAACGAGGCAATCGATGTCGATTTCCTCGATTTGCAGCGTGGTTTCCCGCATGGGAGACCTCCTTTCGTCGCGAAGGAGGGTACTTCCCGCGTGAGATTTAGCGTTGCAAAAAATCGGGCGCCTTAGCGTTGCGCAACTCTAGACCCCCCCAGACCTCCAATTTCGTAGCGATAGACAAACGGGAGGGGCGCGCGGGGTGGGGGCGAAAAACGCCGCTTTTCTGAGGGGTTAGGGGGCCTGGTGCATAAAGATGCGGTGCAGCCCCGACCCTGGCCGCACCGCGATGCATAAAACTATTGCTTTGTGGCTCTCCTGCGCATATCGTCGCGCCTCTTGTGGCAGCTCTTGCACCTGAGCACGAGGTTGCCCGCGTCGTTGGCGCCGCCCTCGCACAGCGCCCTCACGTGGTCCACCTCGCCGCCCAGCACAGCGGTCCTCCACTTGCCGTCGAAGGTCGCGCACACCCTGCCGCAATCTGCGCACCTGCCCTGCGTCCTCGCTATGGCGGTCTGGCGGTTGCGCTGGTACTCGGCGCTGGAGTACTCGCGCCTCCATGGCTCTCGCTCCGATCTGGTCAGGTCGCCGGCGGTGGGCTTGCGCTTGGCCCTCGGCCTGCACGGGCATCGGGCTCCACTGTAGGCCCTGCCGCAGTGCGGGCAGTAGCGCCTCACAGCGCCTCCTTCAGAAGCTGCCTCACCTCGGCGATGGTCATCTCCATCGCGCGCGCTATCTCCCCCAACCCGCAGCCTATGCGGCGCATCCTCTGCGCGTGCTTGGCAAGCTGCCTTCTCGTCCGCTCCTCGTTGGTCATGCGGCATCACCTCGTGGGCGATGTTATGCGGGGCGTGAGAGCTACGAGCGCTTCGGGCGGTGATGGGACGGCGGGTTCTCGATTCGCGCGTTTACGCTGGCGATGGTGACCATGCGCTTGCCGTCGATGTGCACGGCGTCCAGAAGCCCTCCCTTTGCGAGCTGGCTGACGCGACCGATGGACACGCCCAGCGCCTCGGCTGCGTCCTTCATGGTCATGCAGCTCGTGGCCTTCACGTATCTGTCGTCGACCTCGACGGTGAACACCGCCTGGGGTGCGGTGCCGAACTCTGGGTCTGGGAGCGTCATACCGCCCTCTATCGCCGACGCGATGCACATGCGGAGCGCCTCGGAGCACGATGCGCAGGCTTCGCCCACGGTGTCACCCGCCCCATACGCCCCCTCGAAGGACGGCACGGAGGCGAACCAGCCGTCCTCCGTGCGCTCCAGCGAACCCTCGTAGGTGTAGTCCATGCCCTCTCCCTTCGTCACCAGCGCCCGCAGCGCTGAACTATGCGCATGTTGTCCGGCTCCCTGTCGAACAGGTCCATCGTGGCGATCTGGACGATGCGGCGAACGTACACGTCCCCTCCTGCTTCGAGGATTCCCCGGGCGTGTTCGCGGGCCTCCTCGACCGATTCGAACAGGACGGCCTCCCACTCTTCTCCGTCAATCGTCCCCGTCACTTCGAACTCGTACTGCTCGTCCCTCGGGTCGATTACGAGCGCGACCGTCTTACCCATGCTAGAATCTCCTTGCCCAGCGGGTCGAGGCCAATCGTGTCCCGCTGATCGTGTGGGGGGGCGGGGCTTTTGCCCCGCCCTTCTTGTCACCAGCCAGCCGTCTTGCTGATCGCGGAGTATGTCCCGCGCTTCAGGTGCTCTGACAGCCCGCCCGCCACGGTTACCACTTTCCCGTCCTTTTGGAACTGTCTGTGGTCCCCTTTGGTCCTCGCGAGCTTCCAGCCCTCGCTCCTCAGTCGGCTGATGACCTCCCGGACTGTCGGTGGCTGCATGCCTGCCTCCTTTCGTCCGTGGCTTAAGTATAAACTACTTTATGCTTAATTGGAATAGGAACTATAAACAGTTTTAGATTTATTGGGCGATTCCCATTTAGTCCAATCTGGATGCCGCTTAGTCGTATCCAAGTCCAAAGCGAAGCCCCCGGCCGAAGCCGGGGGCGTTCCCTAAAAGAGTCTCGGTTGCTCGTCCATGAGATTCCATCGCTCTGCGTAGATCAGGATTACCTCCGCGAGCCTGTCCATGTCATCGTATCCGCCGCTGCACCCATGGTAATGGGGGGCCTCCATCGATTTGAAGTCGAAGCAGACGTATGCCCCGCCGCCTGCCGACGGGCGGAAGCGATGGCCCGCCTGCAGGGAAATGTGCGGTCCATTCCAGTCCCCGACGATCACGCACGGGCGCTTGTTGAACCAGTCCACCTCCTCCTTGAACGTGAGCCGGTTGTCGATGGAGTTGGCCCATTCGAGAAGGTCGGCGTTCGTCATGGAATCGAGGTCGGCGTTCATTCTCCCACCACCTTCGCACCGCAGTTCGGACAGTAGTTGAACCACCTGCCGCTCTCGTGCTCGTGCTTCTCCCCGCACTCGGAGCAGATGCAGCCCCACGTACATTGACCGTCATCCCATCTCGTGTCACGCATGCGGCATATCCGCTCCCCTGCATCCACCATATCCGCCAGCAAGAGCACGGCGTCACCACGCGTCGAGACGCCCAGGCATCGCATGAGCGCGGGCCAGTTGAGGTCTGGCAGCGAGGCGATGGCGCGCAGGCGGCGGGCGCACTTCTTGCGGGCATATTCGCTGATTGTCATTCGTCCACCACCCTCGCACCGCAGTTCGGGCAGAAGTCGGGTGCCCACGAGTCGCACCATGACACGATGCCCTCGCCGCCCATCTCGGCGTCATCGCAATTGCTGCAATGCCATACGCCATGATCGTCCCTGTGCATGCGGCACGTCCGCTCCTGCGGCTCTATGAGGTCGGCGATACGTCGGCAAAGTTGCTCCGTGAACGTGTGGAAGTTGTTGCTCATTTTCGATACGTCCATGCCGCAGGCCTCGGCAACGTAGTTCGGCCAGTCCGATCCCGGAGCCATATCGCGCAATCTTGCCGCCACCTCGCGGCGCTCGTCATTCGTCGGCATTCTCGACCCTCCTTCCGCAGTACGGGCAGAACTCGTAGTCCTCGCCCCACACGCTGTCGCAGGACTTACCGCATTTGTTGCATTCATAGGTGCGCACGTGCGCGTTGGTTTGGCCGCCCCACGTCAGCTCAAGCTCGCACGTCTCGTCGGTCGGCTCGATGAGGTCGGCGAGGTGCATAACCGTGACAGCGCGTCCTGGTGTCCCGAGCGCCTCCATGAGCGCGGGCCATGACGGGTTCGTGCGGACGGCCATGTCGCGGAGCTTGGCGGCGTTCTCGCGGCGTTCGGCGTCAGTCGGCATCGCGCTCACCATCCTCTTTACGCCAGCAGGCGCACTTCTCGTACGTCAGCCCGACCTCTCCCATCAGGAACGCCTTGTGCACGTCCGTGATGGCCTCGTACAGGGCGTCCGCCACCGCGCAGTAGTCCCCGCGCGTGAGCAGGAGGCTTGCGCGGTTGATCTCATCGAACGCCTTCTCGCGGTATATGCGGCAATCGGCCTTGTACGCCCTCGCCGCGCTCCGCATCGCAAGGTCACTCATCGCGCTCACCGTCCCTTCGGTTCCACGAGGAGACGGCGTTATCCCGCTTCAGCAGGACTTCCGGCCACGTGGCGCCGCACTGCCCACAGTACACATGCCACGTCGGGATGGAGCCGTCCGGCTCGCCGTTGACGTAGCGGTCGATGCCCCCGGCATCCTCAATGGAGAGGTTTCGAGAGCGCCCGCAGAACGGGCAAGGCTTAAGCTCGGCCATCGCATGCCTCCTTCACGTATTCGTTCCTGTCCCCGCGCTCGAAGTACGTGCATGCCGTTCCGTCATACGGGGACACGGCGCGCACGTTCGCCATGTGCCTCATGCAGGCCCACAGGGGGTAGTCTTCAGGCATCGTCTCCATGAGTTCGCGCGCGAACTTCATGCGCTCGGGCCAAGGCGCGAAGTGGATGCAGTCGGCGCAACGTCTACTCGTCATAGCGCCCCCTACTGCGGTTCCGCACCTCGCATCGCGCGAGGTGCTGTGTCAGGTCGGTCACGCCGAGCGATGCGGCAAGGTTGCAGGACGCCTGGATGGTGTCGGCGATCTCGTCCAGCAGGTCGTGCATCAAGTTGGCCATTGCCATCGCGCTGCTCTCGCTGGCATCTGTGAAAATTCGACTTGCGCCGTCGTGCTGCTGCCACGCGCCGAACACCTCCGCCGCCTCTTCGAGCACCTTGAGCGCCTGGGCCTTGGTCGGCTTCACACCGGGGAACGTTCGGACGCTGGCCAGTTTCACACGGGTCATTCGGATACCTCCACTCCGGCGAGCGCCTTCGCGCGGCGGACGATGTCGCAGACCGTCAGGACCATGACATCGTCTCCGCCCAGGTCGCGCTTGTTGCAGTAGTCGTTCAAGCGGTGATACATGCCGCTCCCGGTCACGATGGTGTTCACGTCCTCCTCAAGCCGATCCCAGCTGTCGGGGCGGGTGTGGGTTAGATTGCGAGTGAGGGTTGTGGCGGTCGCATTGTCGCCATTGCGGCTCTTATAGGTGAGGTAGACAGTCCCATCTAGGACGACGGTAACCTTGTACTCGGTCGGCTTGCCTTTAAACCACACCGTGTCGCCTTTGCGGATCGGCACGCCATCGGCGTCAAGGACCTTGGGGCGGGTGTGGGTAAGGTATTTCTGGTTGAATGTCCTGCGTTTGTCACCGTCGAAGCAGCGGGCGCCGTAACGGCTCATCTCCTCGACAAGCCACTCGCTCCCGTCCTCGTGCCACACCGTCTCCCCCTCGCGCAGCGGCAGGCCGTCTGCGGCGAGGACTGGGGCTCGGTGGGTTAAGAATTTGGTGAACCATCCACGGTTGTCGTGTCCTTCGAACTCGATCGTCCCGTTGGCGTTGATGGCGCGCACGGTTCGCATGCAGCCCGTATAGGTGTCGTAGAGATTGTCCCCCACTTCGATCTCCGCCCCGTCGGCGTCCAGGACGCTTTGGACGGGGCGCTTAACGGACTCGTAATCCTCAATGCGAAGCCATTTCTCGGTGTCGACTCCAACAACCGAAAGGAATGCGGGGCCGCAGCGATACAGCTTGAATCCCTGAACCGTCTCCGTTGTCCCGTCGTGTTCGACCGAATCGCCGAACCACACGTACTCCCCATCCTCGAACTTGGGCCACATGTCGAGGATCTGGCACTCGCGCTCGGACAGCTTGCGCCTGCCCGTGTCAGCCGCCTCGGCCATCGCGGCGCATACCTTTCTGCTCTTCTCCGCGTTTCGCTCGTCAAAATCCTTTGTCATCGTTATTCCTCCCATCTCGCGCAGGTGTCCACCTGCATGTCCACGCGGGCGGTCTCCATGTAATCCATCGCTTCCTGCCACGAGTCGAAGTGCAGCGGGCTGGCCATCAGCTTGCAATCGCACAGTCCCATGTCGCAGCACTCCTCGATGCAATGTCGGCACGTGGAGCAGTCGCGCGTCTCTGCGTTGAAATACGGATGGTCCTCGTGAAGCCCGGGCGGCAGGTTGTAGCCGCTGTCAGGCTCGTGTTCCTTCATCATTCGTTCTCCTTCTTCATCAACTCGACCCTTCTGGCGCATGCCTCGGGAGAGTTGTCTGGTTTGACGTACTTGCCGTCGGTGGATGTGAAACAGCCCATCTTCCTGCAGTTGACCCAGGCCCCCGCGAGCGAGCAGAGCGTGTTGATTCCCACCCTGCCCGCGTCGCAGATGCAGAGGTCCGGGTCTCGGCTGAAGGCTCCGGGCCTGTCCTCACGCATGCAGGAGGACATAGGCCGCGATGTTCAGGCCGAGCGTGAGCAGAGCCGCGCCCAGCAGGGTTCCGATCAGCACCGAGATGACCGCGAGGAGCCAGTCGGGCAGGCGGTCGATGGCCTCATAGAGCCAGTCGGGCATTACTCCTCCTCTTCTTCCGCGAGGCGTTCGTCGTACTCCTCGCGGAACTCGGGCTCGAACGCCTCGATGAAGTCGAGCTTAGAGACCCCCTTCGGGAGCAGGTGCGAGTAGAGGCTCTCGAGGCACCAGTCCCTGAACTCGAGGCCCTTCGTGCTTTCGTATCTGTTGAAGCAGGATCTGAAAAGGGATTTGCGGGCCGCTGCCGCGATGGCTTGCTCGGTCTTGCCCTGCTTGCTCTGCTCGTGAAGCCGGGCGATCTCGCGCTCGGCTTCCTCCAGGGCGCGGCTGAGTTCGTAGATACGCTCGTTGGCGTCCTCGAGTTCGGCCAGGACGTACTGCTCGCAGGTCTTGATTTCCATGGTGCTAATCCTCTCTGATTCGGATGATTCGTCCGGTTCTCTTGTTCGTTATCTGCCACTCCCCGAAGCCGTACAGCTCGGTCGCGTGAGGCCCCCACTTCTCGAGCAGGGCGCCGTCCCACCACCAGCGCTCGTACTGGTCCTCGTCCCAGACCCATCGGGCCTCGAAGCGCGAGCCGCCGTGGAAGCCGTTGTGGCATCCCGTGGTGCCGCTGCCGCAGAGCGCCAGGAGCGGGCTGCGCAGAAGCCACGTGCGGTCAGGGGTGACGAGCGGGAACCTGTCCCCCATCCGCCTCGGGGCCACGTGGTGGCAGTTGGTCGCGGGTCGGCGGCAGATGCAGCAGCGCTCCGCCGTCCTCTCGTAGCCCGAGCCGCCCGTGTACCTCGCCCCGACGTGGGGCTTTCCGTACAGCTCGGCTCGCTCGAGCGACAGGCCGCGTAGCTGCGTCATGGTCGGCATTGCATCCTCCTGTCGGGGCCGTCCACCAGCACCACGGCGCAGGAGCCGGCGATTCGGGAGGCGAGGCGCTCGCCCTGCACGCCCCACTTGTCGCTTATCTCGCCGAGGCGGTGGTTGCTCGTGATGATGGTCGGAAGGCCGCGGTTGATTCGCTCGTTCAGCAGGGCGCACAGCTCGGAGACGGCCCAATCGGTGTCGTACTCCATGCCCAGATCGTCGATGGCCAGAAGCGGGATGCGCTCCATGCGCTCGATGAAGTGCGGGTCATCGCAGTCCCTGCCCATCGACGCCTTGATGCCGTCGAGGAGCTTCTTGCCGGTGAGCATCCTGGCCTGTCTGCCAGAATCGACGTAGCGGCGGACGGCTGAGGCGGCGATGTAGGTCTTCCCCCTTCCGGTCTTGCCGTGGAGGTAGGTGCCCACTCCCTTCAATGCGTTGCTGTAGGCCGCTTTTCCGGCCTTGCAATCGGCCTTCGCGTATCCGCCGTAGAGACCGGCCTTACGTAGCCTAGAATCGCGAATCAGGGCCATCTGGGCGGTAATCTCAGAGGTCGCTGTACTCACTTTTCCTCACTCCCTTCCTTTTCGCGTCGGAGAGCCACGTTCTGACCGCCGCATTCCAGTCCTTCATCGGGTTCTTTCCGACCTTCCACCCCTTCGATTCGTAGAAGTCGCAGAAGCGCTGTGGGTTGAAGTCGTAGACGAGGCCCTTCTGATCGCACCAGTCCCTCGCGTACTCCTCGACCTCCTCGGGTGTAGGTGCGCGGAAGCGCTTACACACCTTGGTATGGTTTGGTATGGATTGGTATGGTATGGAGGGAGCAAAGTCCGAACCCCCCTTTTGCGTCTCCCCGCCATCGCAAAGGGGGGTTTCGCAACCATCGCTGTTGTCTAAAGGGGGGTTTTCGGTATCTGAAAGGGGGGTTTCGGGGTCGCAAAGGGGGGTTTCGGGGTCTGAAACCCCTTCGCAATCGTCCTTCTTCCTACCTCGGCCTCCGCTCGCACCGCTGCTCCTGAACCGCTTGTTGTTGTCGATGTCCTCGCGAAGGGACTCGAAGACGGCCTTCAGCGCCCAATCGTCGAAATCGGGTTCGATCCCGAAGTTCCCGTACTGGGCGAGCGCCCGGAAGAGCGCCGCCTGGTGCTCCTCCGGAACGCTCAAAAGCGTGTTGGTGAACTTGGGGAGCCATGTGAATTTGGCTTCGCCCATTCCTAACGCTCCTTAGATGCGAGGTCTCGCGTGTAGGTGACCGTCGCGCCGTTGCCCGTGAGGATGGTCACGAGCAGGTGGTCGTATCGGGCGGACTTCACCTCGGGGTGGTCGGCCAGGTAGCACATGAGGACGCGGCGCATCTTCTTCACGTTGTACGTGGGCTTCGGGTCATCGCACCCGCGATGGCGCACGGCCTGGACCGAGACGATGATGCGGCAACCCTGCTCGTCCTGGCAGACTATGTCGGCCTTGCCCTCCTCGCACTCGTAGCCGGTCATGTCGATGTGCGCCATGTCCTTCTCGATAAGCATCTCCTTGGCGATAAGAGCCGCGATGTCGTAACGCTCCATGTCTCCCCCTACATCCAGTCATCGTCGTAATCGTTGCCCTGCTCCTGCTGGCGGCTCATGAACTCGATCTCGTCCACGATCACCTCGAGCTTGCTGCGGCGCTGCCCGTCCTTCTCCCAGGAGCTGTAGCGGAGCTTGCCTTCGATGGCGACCTTCGAACCCTTCGAGAGGAATCGGCTCACGGCCTCCGCGCGGTTGCCGAACATCGTGCAGTCCACGAAGTTCGGGTAGTCCTCCCACTCGCCCGTCTGCTGGTTCTTGTGGCGCTCGTTGACCGCCACGCCGAAGCTGAGGACCTGGGTGCCGCCCGTGGTGGCGCGAAGCTCGGGGTCGCGCGTGAGGTTGCCGCTGATGTTCACTCGGTTGATGCTCATTAGCCCTCCTTGGACTGCTTGGCGAGCAGCGAGAGCTGCTTGCCGTATTTGCTGATCTGCTCGTCGGCGAGCTGCTTGAGGTCCGTCGTTCCGAAGACCGCCTCCATGTAGGAGTCAAGCTCGTCGGTGGTGTAGCCGGCGCGGATAAGGTCGCCCTTGAGTTCGAGAATCCGCTTGGTCATCTCCGCGCGGCTCGGTGCCTTCTTGGCGGGCGGCTTCGGGGCGGCATGGGGCTTCTCCGGCGCCTTGGTCGCGGCCCCGTCATCGTCCTCGCCCGCAAGGCCGAAGGCGGTGCGCAGGGCGTAGCGGCGCATGTAGGTCTCATAGGAGCCGCATGCCTGCGCATCTGCGGAGACTGTGATGGGGCGGGTGTCCAGGACCACGCGGTTCTCCTCGTCGAAGACGATGGTCGAGAGGATGTAGCCGCCGCTCTCGGCGTCCCTGCCGACGCTCTGCGTGAGGCCGATGCCGTTGTCGTACAGCGGCGGGCGGACGGCTGCGAGCACCTGGTCGAGCGTCTCGTACTTGTAGGTGTACTTGCCGCCGTTCTTGGTGGGGACAACAGCCGTGCTCGACTTGCTGGGATTGACCATCTGTGACATGGCCTTGATCAGGCGCGTGCTGAAGTTCTCCGCCATCTAGCTCACCAGCCCCTCGCGCTTGAGGGAGCCGCAGATGCCGTTCTCATGGCAGAAGAAGCGCACCGAGTTGGCTTCCTCGGCTGTTGCGGACAGCAGTCGGATGGTCCAGCTGTAGCGAGGCTCCTTCTCGGCTTCCTGCGCGGGAATCGGCTCGTGTTCAGGCTCGGGAACCGGCTCCGGCGCGGGCGGCTGCATCGCGGCCTTCATCTCCGCGATGCGCTTGTCCTCAGCGTCGGCGCGGGCGGCGGCTGAGATCGCGGCACCGAGGTCGAGGGTGCGGAAAAGCTCGCGCTCCGCCGTCTCGTAGTGGGCCATGGACGGCTTCATCGCGCTCAGGGTGTCCCAATCGGCGGCGAGCTTGCCCACCTTCTCCTCGAGGGCGTTCTTGGCCTTCACCTCGCCGAAGGATTTGAGCAGCCAGGCGTCCTCGTGGATGCGCTCATACGGGACAACCGGCGCGAGAAGGCCCGCGATGTCGGAATAGTGCGCTTCGAGGGCGTTTCGAGCTCGCTTTTTGCGCGCGTCCTCCGCCGCGTCGAGCTGCACCTTGATGCCGTCCGACGCGCCCTTGGCGATGCCGATGATTCGCTTGCACTCGGCCTCGAAATCGCTCAGCGGCTTGGTGTACCGGCGCTTGACGGCCTTGCGGCCCTCGTCGATCTCGTTGACGATGCCGTTGAGGAACGTGCGGTCTCGCTTCGCCTGCTTGATCGCGTCATCAGATGTGAGGTCATAGGTAGCCCCCTCGTAGTCGGCGACCATATCGCGGACGCGGGCCTCGAGGGCGTCGAGATTCGCCTTGATGGGCACGGGCTTGTAGATGACTTCAAGCTTCGCGTCATCGATGACTTCGGCTTTCATTACTTCCCCCTTCTCGTCTCGCTGTAGTAGCGGACGGTGATGTGCAGTTTGTTTCCGGTGCCGTGGGGCGTCCTGCTCCCCTTGGACGCGGTGGTGAATATGACTTGCGAATCGTCGTGGTAGGCGATGCCGTTCAGGGCGTCGAGCACGAGCTTCAAGACGTTGTCGATGTCGGGCTTCATCATGTCCGTGCGCCCGGCCCAGTCCTTGGGGTTCGACCTCGCCAGCTCCCGCGTTGCCTTGACGCTGATGGATACAGGCCCCGTGAAGTCCGCGTATCGGTCCCCAGCCGCCTCGGCGAATCCCTCGCGCACGATGCGCTCGGCGATCGCGGTCTTTGCGGGCGTGTAGGGCTTGCCGAGCCTGGTGAAGCGCGGCCTCCCCTTCCCGACGATCTCCGGGACGTCAAGCTCGATGTCCACCGTACCTGCCCGCTTGCAGACCCACGTCATTGCGCGAACCCGTCGGACTGGCTGCGGTGCTTGTTGAAGGCACCCTTGAGCTTCGGGTGGCGGGCCTCCATGATTCGGGCGAAGCTGGGCGCGAGGCCGTTCTTGACGCCAACGTGCAGCTCGTTGCGGACCATGTTGACGAGGTAGTTGGCGGAGACGTATCCCTTGAGGCTCAGGCGCATGGCGTTCTCCACCATGTAGTTCCAGGGACCGGGGTTGGCCTTGATCCACTCCAAGGCGTCCATGTAGTCGGCCTCGCCCTTAGAGCCGAGGCCCATGATCTCCAACTGGGCGCTGTTCGGCTTGGGGTTGAATCGCTCGTCGTTACGCATACCAACCACCGACCGAGAGCACGTAGTTCATGCGGGCGTCGGCAAGCGCGGCCTCGGATGCGGGGACGAAGATGCCCCAGACGATCGCAGCGAGAATTGCGAGCACGAGAATGAGCGCGAGCCACGGAATCGCCTCGCGTGGTACGATGACGGTGGTTTTACGACCGGTGCGGGCACCTGCGATGTGGTAGTTGGGGGTGCTCGCATTTCGTTTAGATGTGGTCACGATGTGTTCCCTTCTGATGTTTTGGCAGGTAAAACCTACTTTCGTGAACTACTCAAAAGATTGAATCTTTTTCTTGGCGCGGTATTTCGCGCTGTAGAGCCTCTGTCGCTCCTTGTTGATCTGCTCCTCCCTTCTCACCTCCTCCTGCAAGTCGCGCACCTGCTCGGCGATACGCTCGTTCTTAGCCGCCTTTGTGCACACGGAGCACCATCCCGTGGTGATGGACAGCGGAGAGAAGACGCGCAATCCGCATTTGGGGCACAGCCATGATTTACGGAGTGAGAGTCCGTATCTCGACGCTTGCACCTCCACGGATTTGACCGAGCGTCCGAGCGCAGCCGCGATGGATGCGGCACCGTCGCTCGCATGCTCCTCGAGATAGGCGATCTCCCGCGTGGTCCACTTCATCGCTTCGGCTTCCCATCTGCGACCCAGCGCCAATACAGAGCAGCCAGACGGTCGCGCATGTACTCCTCGCGCTCCTCCGGTGTCATATGCGACCCCTTCCCACACGCCTTCCGATGAAGAACATCAGCGCGAGCCAAAGAATGAGTGGCAGGGAGCGACCGAAGATCATGAACAGACCCAGACCGAACACTGCGATGTAGAAAATCGTCATCATCAGCTCCTTTCTCTATCCGATGAATGCGCATCTCACGTGGCCCGTAAGATTCCGCGCATGGAAAAGACGGGTGGACATAAAAGGCCGTTGAAGGTCGTGGTTGAGCCGGAGCGAGACGCCCTGCTCACCAAGCGCGACGTGGCGAACGCCCTACTCAACGGGCTTGTCGGGCTTGCCGTCACCGTGATAGGCGGTCTGATCGTGATGGTTCTTGAGCATTGCCTGTACTAGCAGCACGTTGATAAGAACCAACAACAGCAATCCGATTGCCACATACCCGGCAAGCTCACCCATGGCTATGCCACCTTTCCATTGCGCGCTCCCAGCCCGAAGAAGATGAGCGCGACGCCGCCCAGCATCAGGTTCACCGCCTGCGCCCCCAATGGGGTCAACCCGCCGATGCAGAACAGCGCGATGCCCGCTGCGATGCTCGCGATGGGAGTAAATACAGCAGTCCTCATCACGCCACCTTCTTATCGGGCAAAAGCTCGTACAAATCATCGAGCGTAATCCCGAGCATGCGAGACAGCGCAAAAGCTTCTGACAGGCTGAAATCGTAAGAACCCCTCATTTTGTTGAAGAATGAGGAGCGGCTGATACCGAGCTTGTCTGCAATGGCGTCCTTAGTCATGCAATGCTCATCGGCATACTCACCAATCATCTCTTGTAGGGACATGTTCTCTCCTTTCTCTGCGTACAAAACTTTGTACGCCTCATAGTATTGTACAAAGTTTTGAACGGTGCAATACTTTGTACGTGCAATAATTTGGACTTTAAAGGAGGTGTGAGATATGAAGTACGGTGAGGTCCTGCAGCGATATCTCGACGAAACAGGCATGTCACCATCTGATCTAGCAAAGGCAATCGGCTCCCCTCGCTCAAGTATCAACGCCCTCTTAAAGGGAAGGGCTAAAGAACCGACGTTGAGCAGGGCGAAAGCAATCGCTGACGCACTTGGGGTGTCTTTGGAAGAGATGGCGCAATTAACCTACGGAAATTCAGGCTGCAAGCGTGAGTGAAATTACGTTGTCATAGACGAGAAAATAAAAGACCCCAGTGCCAACCGTTCAAAGCGCACTGGGGCCTAAATGGAACGCGGGGCCTTAGCCTTCCGCATTCAATACCCATAGGAGGGCAATCGAATTATGCCATCAGATAAACGGAAATACGACCTTGGAGAAGAAATCGCCGGCATCCGCCACGAGCCTGGCCGCCTTGGACATCATGCTGTTCTCCATAAGGAATTCCACACCATCAAGCGTCACCTTCGGGTCAGACAGCAGAACGACGTCCTTCGCTGTGGTCGATCTGACGGTGATGCCGCTGACGTATCCGTGCTCAACGAGCTCGCGCATGATTTGCGTCCAGTAGGACTCGGGAATCTCAAGCGGCTCGCATTCAATCACAGACTTGTCGACGGGCTTGCCGGACTTCATGCAATCGTAGATGTACGCGAGAATCTTGAAGATAACGACGTGCATATCGTCCTTGGCCATGATCGCTCCTTTCAGATGATAGGGGGATTTTAGCATGGGAAGTAAGACCGCCGTCATATACGCTCGATTCAGCTGCAGCAAGCAGCGCGAGGCGTCAATCGAGGACCAGCTGCGCGTGTGCCGCGAGTGGTGCTTGCGCGAGGGCTACGAGGTGGTAAAGGAGTACAGCGATTACGCCCTGTCGGGCCGCTCCGATGACCGCCCCCAATTCCAGACGATGATCGCCAACGCCGGCGAATCCGACATCGTGCTCGTGTACATGATGGACCGATTCAGCCGAGACGAATACGACGCGCCAGTTTACAAGCGCGAGCTGCGCAAGCACGGCGTCGAGCTATACAGCGCCATGGAGGCCATGCCGGACGGCCCCGAGCGCATCCTGATCGAGAAGATATACGAGGGCCTTGCCGCCGTGGAATCCGCCAAGACCGCCATACGCGTGAAGCGAGGCATGACGGGCAACGCCCTGAAGTGCAAGACGAATGGGGTGCGCCTGTTCGGCTACGACGAGGGAGAGGACGGCTGCTACGTCATCAACGAGGACGAGGCCGTTCTGGTCCGCGAGGCCTTCAAGCGCAAGATCGAGGGCGAGCCGGTGAACCACATCGCGAGCGACTTCGCCAAGCGCGGCGTTAAGACCTACGTCGGGCGCCCGTGCGGATACAACATGATCTACCACATGCTCAAGTCCGAGAAGTACATGGGCGTGTACTCGTGGGGAGACGTGAGGGTCGAGGGCGGTATGCCCGCCATCGTAGACAAGGGGACGTTCATGAGGGCACAGGAGATTAAGACGAAGAAGCGCCGCAAGGACGAGAACTGGTGCGATTACGCCCTCGCGGGAAGGGTCATATGCGCCTCATGCGGTCGGAACTTCTACGGAATGTCCGGGAACAGCCGTAGCGGGAAGCGCTACGACTACTACACGTGCGGGAGCTGCAAGGAGGTCAAGGTGGTCCGCAAGGACTGGCTCGAGGGTGAGATAACGTCGCGCATCAGGGAGATGTTAAAGGACCGCGACACGGCCACCAGAATCGCCGAGATGGTCACTGACGCTCAGGACGATAAAACCACCCGCGAGGCCCGCAAAAGCGCCCAGAACGCCAAACAGAGCGCCGAAACGGGGCTTGCGAACATCCTCGCGGCAATCGAGCAGGGCATCATCGCCCCGGGCACACAGGAGCGCATAGCGCAGCTCGAGATACAGCGCGACAAGGCAGAGAGGGACTTGGCATCGCTCAAAGACAGGACGATAGACCCCGAGGACTTCGTTGACTTCCTGATGTTCGGCGCGACGCTCGATGACAAGCAATTGCTGGACGCATTCGTGTATCAGGTCATGGTCTCCAATGAGGACGTGATAGTGGTCCTGAATTACAACACAAAAGAGAACGAACCCGCCCGATTCACGTTCGAGCGGGTTCGCACAAATTTGCGTTGGTGCGCCATATAG